CGCGAAGAACATCGAGAAGCGGCTGTCCAACATCAACCCGGGCGCCGACGCGCTGGTGGCCGGGTTCAAGCGCATTGGGGCGGCGGCCGCGGCGGCGTTCTCCATCGACCAGGTCCGGCAGGCGATCGACGCTTACACGCGGGTCCAGAACGCGCTCAAGGTCGCCGGGCTGGAAGGCGACAAGCTGCGATCGACCTACGAGCAGTTGTTCGCTATCTCGCAGCGGCAAGGCACGTCGATCGAGAGCACGGCGACCCTTTACGGGCGGCTTGCCGCGTCGCAGAAAGAACTCGGCGTCGGCAGCAACGATCTGCTGAAGTTCACCGAGGGCGTAGGGACCGCGCTTCGCGTGGCCGGCACGGACGCCACGGCGGCGTCTGGCGCGCTGCTGCAACTCGGGCAGGCGCTTGGCGGCGGCAAGATCCAGGCGGAAGAGTTCAACTCGATCCTCGACGGCGCCCGGCCGGTGCTGCAGGCCGTCGCGAACGGTCTCATTGAGGCGGGCGGCTCGGTCGCCAAACTGACGGCGCTGGTGAAGGACGGGCAAGTCTCGTCGCAGGCGTTCTTCCGGGCGTTCCTCGCCGGACTGCCGGAACTGGAGCGTCAGGCGCAGTCGGCCGGGTCGACCTCGTCGCAGGCGTTCGAGCGCATCCAGAACAGCCTCATCAACCTTGCGGGCGAGCTCGACAAGGCCGGCAACGTCTCGCAGACGTTCGCCACCGGCCTCGGTGCTGTCGCGAGCGGGATCGACGCGGTCACGAACGCGATCCCGCGCGGCATCGCGGCGCTGCGCGAGTTCATCAATCTGCAGAACCAGGTGCTTACCGGCACTGACTTCGGCGGGCAGGCCGGAAGGATCATCGGCCGGGCCGAGGGGAACGGGTTCTCGACGGGTGGCAGCTTCGGCGCGACGCCGCCGGAGCCGATCACCGGCAGCGAAGGGCGGATCGGCCGCGGCTTGGGCCGGCAGGCGCCGGTTTCGATCAAGCAGTTTCCTGTCGTTGGCGAGAAGAAGGGCGGCGGCAAGTCGGGCGGCGGCGCGGCATCGCAGAGCGAGTTCGAGCGCGAGGTTCAGCAGATCCAGCGCCGGACGGCCGCGCTCGAGCAAGAAGCCACGACGGTTGGAAAGTCGGCGTTCGAAGCCGACCGGGCAAAGGCGGCGTTCGAACTGATGGAGGCGGCCAAGCGCGCCGGGCTCTCCACGACTCCCGCGCTCACGGCTCAGATCGAGGAGCTTTCGCGGGCTTACGCGCAGTCCGAACAGACCGTGCGTGCGGCCGAGGAAGCGCAGCGCAGCATGAACGAGCTGGCGCAGTTTGCGGGCGACAGTCTCTCCGGGTTCTTCTCGGACATCGTGTCGGGCGGGGAGAACGCCGAAAAGGCGCTGATGAACCTGACGAAGCGGCTTGCGGACGCGGCGTTGCAGGCGGCGCTGCTGGGCGACGGGCCTCTGGCTGGTCTGTTTGGCGGCGGCAAGGCCGCCGGGGGCGGTGTCGGCGGATTGATCGGCGGGCTGCTCAAGTTCATCCCGGGCTTTGCCGGCGGTACGCGGTCGGCGCCTGGCGGGCTTGCCATGGTCGGCGAGAGGGGCCCGGAGCTGGTCAATCTGCCGAAAGGCTCTCAGGTCATCCCGAACGACGTCCTCATGGGTGCGGCCGGGCGCGGCGGACAGTCGGTCGTCGTCAACATCTCGGCCACGAACAACGGCGGCATGTCGCCTACGGAGATGGCGGCTTTCGGGCGCACGATCCGCGACGCGGCGATAAACGGCACCTTCGAAGCGATCCGGCGCGGGCGGTAGCGGATGGCGATCTCGTATCCCCTCACGCTCCCGGCCTTCCGGTCGCGCAACTTCACCTTTGGCCTTACCCCGACTGTCGCCGTGTCCGTCTCCCCGTTCACGGGCCAGCAACAGGTCTATGAGTGGCCGAACGTGACGTGGCAGGCGTCCTTTGACGTGGTCGCGTCCGGCCGCACGGAGTGGTCGCAACTGACGGCCTTCATGACTTCGCTGCGCGGGCGGCTCGGGACGGTCTTGATCTATCCCTACCAGGGCGTTCGCCCTCGCGGAACGACGAACACGGCGGGCGTCACGGTCGCGACAGGGGGCGCGGCCGCGCAGGCCCGGGCGCTGAACCTTTCGGGCATGGGCGCGGCCAAGACGCTTCTGGCCGGCGACTTCCTGCAGCTTGGCACGGGGGCCACGGCACGCCTGCACATGGTCGTGGAGAACGCCACGGCGGACGGGTCCGGCAACGCAACGGTGACCATCGAGCCTCCGCTGCGCGTGGCCTACTCGGCCGGCGCGGCGGTGACGCTCCTGAAGCCCTCGGCGCTGATGCGCTCGGTAGTCAACGAGGGAGCCTCGACAGTCGAGCTCGGCGGCATCATCACGGCCAGCTTCGCGTTCACCGAGGCGCTCTGATGCCGCGCACGCTGAATGGAGCCTTTGCCACGGCCGTGGCCGAGGGGCAGGTCTTCCCGGCCATTCTGGTCGAGGGCCTGTTCGACAGCGGCGCGCTGCGGTTGTGGAGCGGCATCGGCGACCTGTCGTGGAACTCTTTCACATGGACGGGCGCCGGCAACGTGCTGGCCGTCGAGGCGATCACGGAGCGCGGCGACATTCAGGCGCTCGGCACGACGGTGACACTTTCTGGCATCCCCTCGGCGACGGTGTCTCTCGCGCTCGCCGAGCCCTATCAGGGCCGCATCATTCGCATCTACCAGGCGCTGCTCAGTTCTGCCGGTGCGGTTCTGGCCGATCCCGACGAGCGGTTTACGGGACGGGCCGACGTTATGGGCATCTCGGACGACGCGCAGACGGCGACGATCAGCATGACGGTCGAAAGCCGCATGATCGACCTGCAGCGACCGCGCGAGCGGCGCTACACCCACGCAGACCAACAGATCGCGTACCCCACCGATCGCGGGCTTGAGTACGTCGCGACGATCCAGGACCAGCAGATCAAGTGGGGCAACGCATGACGAGGCGCGAGGACTGGCCGTCGCGCCTCGACGCCGTCATTCAGGCCGCCAGCGAGCGGCCTTTTTCATGGGGCCGGCACGACTGCTGCACCTTCGCGGCCGACTGCGTCGAGGCGGTCACCGGGGCGCGGCTCTGGCCGGCGGACCTCGGCACCTACTCGACGGCGGTCGAGGCCCAAAAGCGCATGTTTGCCATGGGCTGGGAGACGGTCGCGGACGCGCTGGATTCACTCGTCGGGGAGCGTGTGGCCGTCCTGCTCGCGCAGCGGGGCGACCTGGTGCTCATTCCGGCCGAAGGCTTTGCCGGGGCGGCGGTCGTCGACATGACCGGGCAGTTCGCGGTCGGGGTGTCGCACGCGGGCCTGTTGCGCGTACCCGTGATTGACGCTCTGGCTGCGTGGAGGGTTGGCTAGTGCCGCCCGTTGTCGCCGCTGTCGGCGCGATTGGAGCGGCATGGGCGGCCATCGGCGCGGTCGGGCAGGCCATCGTCGGCATCGGCCTTTCGGTCGGCCTCTCCTACGCTGCCAAGGCCCTCACGCCGAAGCCCAAGCGGGCCGCCGCGGCTGGTTCTGGCTCTTTGGTCACCATCCGCGAGCCTCTAGCCGCGCGGCGGCTGCTGTACGGGCGCACGAGGATTGGCGGGACGGTCGTCTATGTGACGTCCGTCTACAACGGCGGCGGGTCGTATCTCGGCCTAGTCATCGCGCTTTGCGATGGACCGGTCGATGCCATCGAGACGGTCTATTTCAACGACGTGGCCATCGATGTCGATGGCTCGCTGAACGTGACGACGGCTCCGTTCGCCGGATGGGCCTACGTCGAGCGGTACACAGGGCAGGCGTCGCAAACGGCATCGCCAGCGCTTACGTCTCTCAGCGGAGGGTCGTGGACGTCCGAGCATCGCCTCAACGGCATCGCCTACATCTACGCGCAGCTGCAGTGGGACCAGAACGTCTGGCAGAATGGCGTCCCGAACATCACCGCGACGATCCGCGGCCGGCCCGTCTACGACCCGCGCACGACGACGACCTACTGGTCCGAGAATCCGGCGCTGATCCTGCGCGATTTCCTCCTGCTGCCGGTGGCATCCGGCGGCGTCGGCACGGCGGCAGGCGAGATCGACGAGGCGAGCTTCATCGCCGCGGCGAACATCTGCGACGAGTTGGTGCCGCTGGCGGGCGGAGGCGTCGAGCCGCGCTACACCGCCGGCGGCGTCATCGAACTGGACGAAGGATCGACGCCGCAGGCGCTGGTGGAGTCGCTGCTCACCTCATGCGGCGGGCGTCTGTCGTTCTGGGGCGGCAAGTGGCGTCTCACCGTCGCGGCGTGGCGCTCGCCGACGTTCACCATCACCGACGCGATCCTGCGCGGCCCGATCCGGGTCGAGACGAGGATCAGCCGGCGCGACCAGTTCAACGCCGTCAAGGGCAGCTATCGCGAGCCTGCGGACCGCTACATCGCGCGCGACTATCCTGCGATCACGTCCTCGACGTTCGAGACGGAGGACGGCGGCGCACGGGTCTATCGCGATTTCTCGTTCGACTGGACGGCCTCGGCCTCGATGGCGCAGCGGCTCGCCAAGATCGAACTCTACCGGGCGCGCGAGCCCATAACTGCAGTCGTACAGTGCAATTTGTCCGCCTATGCCGTGGTCGTCGGCGACGTGGTCAGCGTCACGCACGAGCGTTGGGGATGGTCGGCCAAGAC